CTATTTTTTGTGTAATTCTTCAAGTTTTGAAGCCACTTCATTTTGTTTGTTTGGATATAGATGAGAATAAACAGAAAGGGTAGTTTCTACTTTTTCATGTCCAAGTCTTTCTGCAATTAATAAAGGTGAAAAGCCCAATTCAATTAAATAAGATGCATGTGAATGTCTTAAATCGTGGACGCGTATTTTTTTAACTCCTGAATGTTTACATCCACGTTTCATTTCATGCCATAAATAATATTTAGTTGTTGGAAATAAGCGCTGGTTAGGTTCATAATCGTATAATTTACCAACATAGTTTTTTATAATTTCAGCAAGAAAATCTGGTATATTAATAATCCGTTTGCTTTTTGGGGTTTTTGGTTCCAATACCAAATCTTCACCATTCAATCTGGAAAAATTTTTATTAACTGAAACAGATTTTACCTCACCTTCTAAAATGAAATCATTTAGAGTTAATGCTAATAATTCACCTGAACGCATACCAGTCCAGAAGAGTAATTCAAAAATAACTTTGGATGTAGGCTTACTTTCTACAATAGCTATAAATCTTTCAAATTCATCAACAGTCCAAAATTGCATTGAATCAGCATTCTTTTTACCCATACTTCCACACTTTGCAGCTGGATTTTCAGTTAGATTATAATATTTTACTGCATAATTGAAAATAGCAGACAGTTGATTGTGAATCGTTTTCAAATACGTTTGACTATAATTATTCTCGTCATCTATCAACTTATTTTGCCATGTTCTAACTGTAGTTACAGATATCGTATTCAATGGCATTTTTCCGAAATATGGAAGGATTTTATTGTTGATGATATATTGTTTATTATTGAAAGTTGTAGGTTTTAATCTAGTTTTTGAATCCTCATAGTAATATTCTATTAAATTAGAAAATGATATATCCACATCCGCTTTAACTTTGTTCAAAAATTTCCGTTCAAATTCTTTTGCTTCACGTTGAGTTTTGAATCCTTCTTTTTTCTTTTGTTTGGTTTCACCTTGCCAATCTTTGTAATTAAATTTCGTGAACCAATTTCCTTTTGTTTTATTTTTATAAACAGGCATTAAATCATATCCCTTCTTATTCTATTTATGAACAGAAGTATGATATAATTTCACTGATGGGTGGACTATATCATACGGTGTAGTTCATTTTCAAAGTCCTTTGTGTTGGTAGCACAGAGGGCTTTTTTTGTCTTACATGCTAAGTAATTCAGCTTTTTTCATATCGAATTCTTTTTGATTGATAATTTCCAGATCCAATAATTCTTTATATTCTTTCAATTGTTCGGTAGGAGAAGAATTGAAAGAAATACTATTCGAATTTTCCATCAAGGGAACGGTGGGAATCATCTTGTATTTTCTCATTTGTTTTTTATCACATTTAAAACTGAACGTTCTAACTTCTTTAGTTTCTGTATTTTGCATTATTAGAATGGCAGTAGATTTATCTTTGGTTTTATTTTTACCAGACAGACCTCCAACAATCATTCCAGATGGTCCAGCTAACCCCAAACCAATAATAGAGCGACTTAAAACCTTTTTACCTTTAACTTGAATATTTTCCAACCATTCGAATTCAATCATGTTGTAGGCTTCCATTTCGTTTGTGTGCTTAGTTAAGCTACCAGGTTGCGAATATCTTAAGTAGGTTCTTCCATCTGAATGAATATTCATTGTCATTATAGAATGATTCGCTTTATTAAATAAATCTTCTGAAATTTGGATCACATAGGTCGAAGCGCCTTTTGTTAACTCATTGAATTGATTATCAAGTTTTTTCTGGTTTTTCTTTTCTTCAAGTTTTTCTTTTGATTTTCCGCTACCAAATAATCCCACTAAGGTTAACTTCCTTTCTTTTTTTTATTTATCAGTTTTACCATTTCATAAGTAACATTCAATGAACTCCTTAATAATTCCTTTTTTTCATCATCTAAGGCTTCCCCGTCAAACAGTAAGGTATGATTATCTGATTTTAACTGACTCACAATAAATTTCATCAATAATCCAACATCGGAATTAAAGTAATGGTCAAACTGTTCATATTTTTTGACCTCAATAGCCAATTTGTAAACTAGTTCACCTGGATCAACTTTTAAACCATCTGCAATCTTGTTTATAGTTTCCAGTGTTGGATTAGATTGTTCACCAGACTCCAATTTACTTATCATACTAAAACTTAAACCAGTTAATTCGGCCAACTCACGTTGGTTTATTTTTTTCTCTTTTCTGATACGCTTCAAATTTTCACGAAAATACATATCACACCTCCTATATGAATATATAGTACCACTATAAATGGTATAAATACAACATTAACACTTAAAAGTACCATTATTATTTGACTAATTCCACTGCTAGTGGTAATATAAACGTGTTGAAGGAATAAACGACCATTATTAATGGTATAAGAGGTGAAAAAATGAATATCAATCTTAAAGTTGCAAGAGTAAAGAAAAATCTTACACAAAAGGACCTCGCAAAAAAAGTAGGTGTAACAAATAAATATCTATCACAAATTGAAAATGGAGTTTCGAATAATCCAAGTAATGATTTGATGATTAGGTTGGCGAAAGAACTTGGTTGTTCTGTGCAAGAACTATTTTTTGAAGGCGTAAATAAATGATTGAAGATACCAAATAAGCAACTTTTGTTGAAAGGATGATGAAAATGTTTAAAGATCACATCATGATTGAAAAAAATATCATTCAAATTAATGTTGATGTTTTAGATGCTGCAAGTGTCATAAAGAATAAACGAAATAATGATGAGAATAATGGTTTGACGGTGGAAGAAATTAATTCAATAACTTATAGAATAATCTTCCCTGATGGATTTGTCGTTACTAGTTGGGAAAACAGAAAACTAATTCAAGAAATTTGGGAACCGAAAAATAAGAAAGGAATGATGATGGATGGGGGAAGTACAATACACGATTCCGAGTAATCGTTTTTATGCTGCTGAAGATGTTGCTGAGATTTTAGGAGTTTCAAAAGCAAAAGCATATAAAGTAATCAAAGAGTTAAATACTGAACTTTCAAAAAATGGAAAAATTGTAATTGCCGGTAAAATTTCACGCAAATACTTTGAAGAAAAAGTTTATTTATAAAAAGGGAGAATGAAAATGAAAAAAATTATGAAGCTTACGGAAGAAATTGAACAAACACAAACTGAAATTGATGTATTGGTAAGAGTTTTGGAAGAAGAAGATTTTAGTACAAATTTTAAAGCATTTCACTTAAGTGTAATTCGCAATATGCTGAGGGAAAAGGTAGATAAACTGAAACGTCAAACTGAACAGCTCAATACAATGCTACGCGGACATGAAGATGATAGTAGTAAATCTTAACATATCAAATGCAATCGGAAAAGGGTGAAGCTAATTGTTTTATAAGGGGTACATCATAATAAAAAATAAAAAGTCAATAGAAAAAATAAAAGGGAGAGACGAGTTCAAAACCTTTGAACAAGTTCAATCTCTACCTGATTATGCTGGAATATTGGCAAATGAAACGATTCTAATTGATGTTGATAATTATGAACAATCAGAAATATTGATGGATATTGTTGAAAATAAGCAGCTACGTTGTCGAGTTTATGAAACAACAAGAGGGAAACATTTTCTTTTTAAAAAACCAGATGAGATTGAACATAATCGAACTGATGCAACGTTAGCAGTAGGGATAAAAGCGGATATTAAATTGGGTTCCAAAAATAGTTATGAGGTATTAAAACATAACGGAATTGGAAGAGAAATCATTTATGATTTGTTTGATTATGAAGAATCTGAAGTAGCTCCAAAATGGATGTTTCCAATGCAAAAAGAGTCCGATTTCTTTTCACTTGGTGAAGGTGATGGGAGAAATCAAACTCTATTCAACTACATTTTAACGCTTCAAAGTGAAGGATTTACCAAAGAAGAATCCAAAGAAACAATTAACCTTATTAATAAGTATATTATATCACAACCACTTGATGAAAGTGAGTTGGAAGTCATTTTAAGAGATGGTGCCTTTCAAAAAGAACTATTTTTTAAGAAGAATCAGTTTTTGTTTGATAAATTTGCAGTGTTCCTTAAAAACAATGCACATGTAAAACGAATTAGTGATCAACTTCATATATACCAGGATGGTATTTATACTCAAAACCGTGCAAGAATTGAAGGTGAGATGGTAAAACACATTCCTATTTTGGCAAATGCCAAAAGAAAGGAAGTTATGAGCTACTTAGAAATTATCAATCCAGAAAATGAAAAGGTAAGTTCACCCGAATATATTCTATTCAGAAATGGTGTTTTGAATATTCAAACGAGTGAACTGACTGCTTTTAGCCCAGAATATATCATAACGAATCAAGTACCATGGGATTACAACCCAAATGCTTATGACGAAATAACAGATCAGACATTGAATAAAATGGCCTGTAACGATCCGGCTATTCGCTACTTATTAGAGGAGTTAGCAGGATATACTTTATATAGAAGAAATGAATTGGGTAAAGCCTTCATTTTAACTGGTGAAAAATCAAATGGGAAATCAACTTTTATTGATGTTTTGAAAAATATGCTTGGTGAAAAAAATACTGTTTCATTGGACTTGAATGAATTAGGTGAGCGGTTCAAAACGGCTGAACTTTACGGAAAACTTGCTAACATTGGTGATGATATTGAATCAGAATTTATAAAGAACACGGGCATATTTAAGAAACTAGTGACAGGTGAGCGATTGAATGCAGAAAGAAAAGGACAAGATCCATTCGATTTTAACAATTATTCTAAAATGATTTTCAGTGCTAATAACATTCCCAGGCTTGGTGGTGGTAAAGACACTGCAGCAATCGCAAGAAGATTAGTTATTATTCCATTTGATGCAAAATTCAGTTCTGATGATTCCGATTTTGACCCTTACATCAAGGATAAGTTAATTACACAACGAGCAATGGAATACTTAATCAAAATTGCAATCGAAGGATTAAAACGGGTCCTAGATAATAATAAATTTACGACCTCAAAGCGAATTAATAAAGAAGTGCGAGAATATGAGTTGAGTAATGACCCGTTATTAGGATTCATACAACATTGTGAAGATGAAGAAATGAATATCATTCATGAAGTACTGGATGATGTTTACCTCAGGTACACGATTTATTGCAGTGATGGGAATTATGGAACACTATCAAGAAATGAATTCTCAAAACAAATTCAAAAACATTTGAATATAACGACAATCCAGAAGCGAATGGCTGATTACGGCGGCAAACAAAAACGGATTTTCATACCGATTGATACAACTGAAACGACTTAATTAAGAAGCTGTTTCACTCTTCAAACATTACTATATCAAGTGTTCAAGATGGTGAAACGACTGACACGGCTCAATATGAGTTCTTAATTAAAAGATAAGATAAATATCCTATTTATTACTTATATATACTAAATAATATAAGAATAGGGAAAAGCCGGCTCAGCTGTAACACTTAATAAATAAAAGTACTTTGAATCATTGATATGAGTGAGTTTTCAGGGTGTGACAGCTTAATTTTTTCAATAGTTTATAAACGACAAAAAAAATACACCACTCTCTCCTACCAAAGTTCGAGTGATGTATTTCGATTAAGCAGTGCACTTGATATATAAAAACAAATAAGGAGTGAATGAAATGAACGGAAAAGAATTCTTAGAATTTTATGATCAAATTGAAGAGATTAAAAATATTGAATGGCTAGTTACAGATGAATACGATTTAAGTAAAGGTGAAAATGGGATGAGTGTTATATTTACGATTGATGACAAACAACTCACATTAGATTATCCGAACCCAACACTTCCATTTGAAAAACGGGAAATGAATTACGTAGCCATTGTTATGTTGGTGAATAGGTGTATTCGTCAGTTGACAGGTCATGACTCGCTAATGATGAGCATACACGGTAATGGTGTGACAGCTGGAAGTACTATTTCATCAACAATCAATTATGCTCGCCACCTTTTAAGAGAAAAACGAGGTGAATGAATTTGGTTTCTATTGCTCACGACTATGTTATTGAAGTTATTGGTGAAGATAAATTTAACGAACTATGTGAGAAATACGCTGGTCATACTCTCTATTTCCCAAAGAAAAGGAATCCATTCAACACTACTAATGAACGTAATGAATGGATATTTAAGGCCTTTATGAGTGGAAGAGGGTACGAATTCATTGCAAATGAGGTAGGTTTACAACGAGATACGGTTATTAGAATCATAAAAGAGTGTACGAAAACAAAAAAAGAATCCTTGAAATGAGGGTTCTTTTTTTAGTCGGAAAATGTTTATAAAATCCGAGGAACCTTGTTAAATCAACATTTAAAGTGAGGTTATTGATATAATTAAGGTATGAAATATTAATGATTGAACGAGAAAGAGAGGTGAAACCATGGTTAAATTGACTTTAAAGCAGCAACGTTTTGTAGATGAATATCTTATTACAGGAAACGCAACGGACTCGGCTATTGTTGCCGGATATAGTAAAAAATATGCTGGTCAGAATGCAGATAAATTACTAAAAAATACTAAAATCAAAACCTATATAGATGAACGATTGAAGGAACTCGGAGATGAGAAAATCGCCAAACAAGAAGAGATTTTGCAATATCTAACATCAATTATGCGCGGTGAACAAACAGAACAAATTTTACGCGGTATGGGTGAGGGATACCAACAACTCATTGATATTGAAGTAGGAGCAAAAGACCGCATCAAAGCAGCAGAACTATTAGGTAAGCGTTACGGAATGTGGACCGATAAAGTTGATATCTTTGGTGAAGTAGTATTTATTACTGGAGATGATGAAATTGAAGAATAGAAATGCTAAGAGCCTAACAAAACCTAACCTTAGAGCCGAAATCAAATGCTCATGTGCTTATGGTAAATCATGGTATTTGAAATAGCTATAAACCCTTGCTAAACGTGGTAGTAGATTGCTTGCAAATGATAAGGTTAGAGAAGAGATCAAACGACTGAAAGAGTATCTTATCAGTAGTTTGTAAAAGAATGAATGCAACAAAACGCAACGCAAAGTGATGCAGAGTAATATGGAGATTAGAGTAAAAATACCAATAGAAAGAAGGAAATATAAAATGACAAATGAAGAGATTTTAGCTTTAGGAGAAAAAGAATTTAAAAATTATATTGGAACGGAAAGAAATAAAGCAATAAATCAAAATTTAAAGCTTAAATTGAATGGATTGAAAAATCAAAAGAATTATTTAGGAAAATCTGTTGCAACGCTAATACAAGAATCAAATGATGCTTTAGATGATGCAAATACTGAAATAGCTATTACAAAAGGTAATGAGATTAAAGCTTTGGAAAATGAAATTAGTATTTTGGATAAAGTAATGGAACGTCTATTGGCAAATAATGAAACACTGGTAGTTATTGATCGCGAACGTTTTGATGAACTAAGTAGACTAGTAAGAATATATTATGCTGAAAAAATTAATACTACTCGAAATGAATTTGATGAAAAATTACATGATGTTCTTCCAATAAAGAATGAAGGAGATAGATTATTGAAGGAACAAAAAAGTTTATTTACAGGGTTTGATAATGCTTTAGGATTAAGAAATGTTTATAAGGATTCAGTGTTGAGTATTGATGAAAGAAATGCCTTAAGTATCTTATTGGCTAAATAATATGGATGATTCCATCAATGAAAATTTTAAAAAGTTGGCTTTGATTCAGAAATATCGTAATAAGGAATTAAAAGAAGCTGTATATCCTATCAAACCATGGTTAACTTTTCGGCGATTAAAAACGCAAGAAGAAATACAAGAAGCAGTTACTGCTATTAATCGAAATTATGATGAAGCAGCCAAAACAATCTATAAGGATTTAAATAAAGATCTGGAATCAAATGGATTACAGACTTATAAAAAAGGAGAGTAATAAAATGGGTGAATTTGTAGAAACTTTAAAGAAAAATATTGAGGTGTATCAAGCTTTTCTTGAAAAACTAAATGCTGATTCAAATGCAGCAATCAATAACATGGTTGAAACAGGAAGTATTTATACGGATGAAGGTTTTGTTCAAGTTTTAAGGGGTCAAGTAGATGGCTTGAAAAGTGAGTTTCAAACACACGTAGAATCATTGAATTTTAAAGTAAAAGAAACCATTAAAAATGAAAAAAGCAAATATTTCGAACAGAAGAAAACAAAGACCACTGACTATACTATGCAAGTTAGCAATGCATTGAAGTTTTTAGAAATAGAAGGTGAAACTATTACTGATGAAAAAGCTTTCTTAATTCTGAAAGATTTCATGGGTGATGATGAGACAATTCATTTATTTAAAAATGTCATCGAAAAACAACTTAAGCCAATGAATGCATACCGGATTACTAGCTTCAAGAAAACATTTGGTGAAGAACCTGAAAAAGAAGCACTTTTAAATACTTTTGAACAAATGGAGTCAACCGCTAAAAATTTATTCATTCGTCCATTAACAAAACAAAATTCATCTATCCTAAGTGGCCAAGAATTTATTTCCAAATATATGGGAGGATATGAAGATCTTGCGGGTCCAATAAACTTGTTGAATTTGGCTGAAATTGTAGAGAATCTAGTGCATGAAGATAACTAAACTTATTATATTGATTTTATTGAAGGTGGTGATTAGTTGATCTCAGACGAAGATTTGATTTCACAATACTTTTATTTACACAAAAGAATTGAAACAACCAAGAAAAGAATGCAGTGGTATGAAAATAATTTTTGGAGTAAAAATCTTTATACATCTATTCAGGAAAGAGACGGGAAATTGATAACAAACGCATTCGATATTGAAAATCAAGTAATCAGTTACCTTTCCACAGTAGTGAGTGCAGAAGAACATCTTTTGTTATTGAAATTCAAGTATGAACACTTTATGCGTTACCTGGACAAGTTATCCAGTAATAAAAGATACTACTTAGTTCAACGATATAAATACAATGAAAATGTTATCAATGATGAGTTAGATAATGAAATTATGGATGAAGTATCTGAAATTGAAACAGCGGTTCACTTTCGATTTGAATCAACTATTGAAGAGGAAAAAGTGGATTCAAACATACTAGATGAAGATCCACAAGAGTATTTTAAAAAGATGATGGAGTTGATCAGTGTTGAATAAAAAATACTCGTATGCGATTAACTTGCTTGGAAATTGGAAGCTGTATTCTGAACGAATGGATGATGAGGACGAAGAAAATTTAAAAATACTTTTTGCTGGATTAAAAACTTTAGCTAAAAATGAAAGAGATTTAGTATGGAATATTTATTATTTAGAAAGAACAACGCATGAAGACTTAACTAAAAATCATTCTATTTCTCTTACGGAATTTAGAAAAAAACATACAGCTATTTTGGATAAAATGACAAAAGCTATTAAAGACAAAGAAGAGAAAGAAAGAATATTAACTGAAGAGTTAATGAGTGAAGCTAAATTCTACTTACTTAGATTTCAAATTTTGAGAGCTGCTACTTTACAAGACAGAATTAAAGTGCTAACTGAATTGGAAAAATATCCGTGGACGGTAAAATCTCCCCTTAATAAAATTATTTTGGGCGGAGATACAACACGAGATAGAATCGAAGTTTTAACTGAGTGTGTAGAATGTCTATCTAAAGTGAAATATCCCATTGATAGAATCATTTTGAGAGGTAGATACAGTATGAATAAATCTTGGGATGAAATTGGTCGCATTGTGGGATTAAGTGGAAAACAAATGTCGAGAAAAGAAGAACATGCGTTGATAGAATTCGGGAAAATATTACGTCAAGAAAAAGAAGGTAATTAATGTGAATCAAAATATTGAAGTGATAAATGAAAATCTATGGTTGGTTAATTTTCACTATATTGATCAAGGATATATTCCTGAGTTGAAAGATGTAAGTAGAAATCACACTGATTATAAAATCATTACCAAAGAAGGAACCTTGATATTAGACAAGGGCTACAAAGAAGGTTCTGAACTAGTTCCAATTTTCAGTTACGTGATGAACCTTGATGATAAACGTTTAAAGGAAAACCAAGCTTTTAAATCATTTTTAGCCGAAAGTAATCCTAAAATAGCAAACTGGGATGAAAAACTAATGGATACCTATATTGGTTACCATCATTTAGAAGCAGCATTAAAAATGTTCAATGAAATTTCCGTGCTTGAGCAAACTAGACGAAAAGTAAAAAAAGAGTATAAAAACAGTCCAAAATCATTCGTTAGAAAGCTTTTCAATAGGAAAGGGTGAAGTATAACTTGCAAAAGATATTGAAACAGCTTTATGTGGCTAATTTTGACGAATTAGATACTATACCTGAAGAAAAGAAAGAAACTTTTTATTATTTGGAATCGAATGGAACGGTATTTATTAATAATAAAGATAAAAGCTTTGTTGGAAGTGTAAGTATTATGAAACATTTGATGCTACAACCAAAACAGGCTTTTGATAATAAATATATGTTTCACATTTTTTTAAAGAACTATTATCCAGAACACGAAAATATTAAATATCCTTCTTTCTGGAAGGAACTCATTATTGAAAATAACCATCAAGTTGCGGAATGTGTTTTTAATCATTTATGCACTTTTGAATTAAAAAGAAGAAGATTAGTAAAGAATTACCAAAATAATAAATTACAAAAAAGGTAGGTGAAAAACATGGCCCACATAGGAACAACACTAGAATTATATGACCAAATGACCGGACCACTTCAAAGTATCACAGGTTCACTATATACGGCGGTTAGTGCTTTTGAAGAGATGCAAAATTCAGCAAATACACAATTTGATACTTCCAGTTACGACAATCTTAGAAGTGAATTGGATAATGTATCTAAAACATTTGCAAAAATGCGTGGAGATCTTTCAAATGATATACCACCAATTACGATTCCAACAGAATTGGAACCAATTGATAAATTAAAACTTCCAGAACCAGAACCAGTTATCATACCGATAAATTGGCAAGTGGATGAAATAGATGTGTTTAAAACGAGCGGTATTGATCGATTTCAACAAGAAGTTGGATCAGCCAATTCAATGTTAGGGAAGTTAGCAAATACGCAGTCAGATATAGCTAGTCGAGCAGCAACAATGGATATCCTTCCATACAATGCAGTGAACGACTTAGGCATGATGAGTAATAGAATAGGTGATATAAGAACTCAAATCCAACAGTTAGAACAAAATCCTGTAGATTTAGACGTAGATTCGGTAAATAATCAATTGGAAACATTAAGACGTTCATTGCAACAAGCTGAAATGCAACAGAATGAATTGAATGAAGCAATGCAACGAATGGATGTGATAAATGCTAATTCGGCTTACAAGAAGTTGAATACTACTATAAGTGGTACAGAACGCTACTTAAGAGATAATATCGATACACAAGACCAATTCAATAAAGAGATAAGAGCAGGGACCAGTGAAGCTAGTAATTTAGGTAGGACACTAGGACGAGTTGCAGCGACCTATGTCTCTATTCAATCTATGGGCAGTATCATCAACTTGTCAGATGAATTAACTCAATCAACCGCGAGATTAAACTTAATGAATGATAATCTTCAAACAACTGAAGAATTACAAAATAAGATTTTTGCAGCTGCAGAACGTTCACGAGGATCTTATCTTGATATGATTGGAACGGTTGCATCATTGGGACAACGCGCCGGTGATATATTTTCAAATAATGATGAAACTATTGCTTTTGCAGAGAACTTAAATAAAGCTTTTGTAGTTGCAGGGGCAAATGCAGAAGAGGTGGGTTCTGCTACTTTACAGCTTACGCAAGGCTTAGGAGCTGGAGTATTACGCGGTGAAGAATTAAATGCGGTATTTGACGCTGCACCAAATATTATTCAGACCATTGCAGACTACATTGATGTTCCTATTGGAAAGATTCGAGAAATGGCTAGTGAAGGACAAATCACTGCTGAAATTGTAAAAAATGCAATGCTTTCGGCAACGGATGCCATTAATGCTAATCTTGAAAAAATGCCTATGACTTTCGGTCAGATTTGGCAAAGTTTTAAAAATCATGCATTGATGGCTTTTCAACCCGTTTTGCAACAATTGAATCAATTGGCAAATACACCCGCTTTTCAAAATTTCGTTAACAATGGAATTCAAGCTGTTGCAGTACTCGCATCTGTCGTAATGGCAGCATTTCAAGGAATGGTAAATGTCGGTCAATTTGTAGCGGATAATTGGGGTACAATTTCGCCAATTATTTACGGTATAGCCGCAGCACTTGGATTTTACTTAGGAGTATTAGCAGTATATCGAACCGCTTTGGCTATTACCACCGGAATCGAAGCTGTATCGGCGGCAATTAAAGGAGTTCATGCAGCAGCAAGTTTCTTGCAAGCGGGGAATACATGGGCGGCGACCGCTGCACAATATGGATTGAATGCTGCACTATTGGCAAGCCCAATTACTTGGGTGATTTTAGGAATTATCGCAATTATCGCTGTACTCTATGCGGTAGTTGGAGCAATCAATCATTTTGCGGGTACGTCAATAAGTGCCACTGGATTGATAGCTGGAGCATTTGCATGGTTAGGTGTTCTGATTTGGAACATCCTTATTTTAGTTGCGAATATCGGGATTGCCGTAATTGAATGGATCGTTAATGCATGGAACTTTGGTATTTGGGCTTTACAATTAGTATTTATTGGATTGGCCGTCATTGTGGCAGTAGTGATGGATGTCATTTTGTCAATCGGAATATCAGTTGCTGCTTTCTTTGTGAATGCATGGAATTTGGGTGTTTGGTTGATTCAAATGGCATTCATCATTTTAGCAACTTTAGTATTGCTCATTCTTGATGCCATTTTGAATATGGGGATTTCAACCGCTGAATTTTTCGCGAATGCTTGGAACTTGAGTATTTGGGCCATTCAGATGGGATTCATATTATTTAACACCTTTGTTTTGACCATTTTGGATGCCATTTTAAACGGTGGTATAAGTACAGCTGAATCATTTGCTAACGCTTGGAATTCTGGAGTTTTTGGAGTACAAACGGCTTTTTATCAAATGCAAGTATTTGGTGCAAAAGTTATGCAGACATTAGGTCAAGGGGCCATTGGAGTTGTAAATTCCATTTTGAGTGGGATTTCTGCTTTGATTAATGGCGCAGCAAATGGATTGAATAAATTAATTGGTATGGCCAATAACATTCCAGGAGTTAATATTGGAACTGTTGGTACAGTCGATTTAAGTGTTGGTTCAGGTGTCCAGAGTTTCGTTGATAATATCGGTTCAGGACTTTCCGGACCAACTAGGGCACAAAACGTATCACTTCAACGGTCAAATTTAGCAGGACAATATTCAAACTCAGTACAAACACCTTCCAGACCAGAAACAGTTTCGTTTGATCGTTCAAGTATGGTGAGTGGTTTCTTGGATACGATTAATATTCCAAAAGTACCAGAATCAGTTATGTTTGATACACCAAGTCTTACAAAAGACCTTGTTTCTAGTATTGAACTTCCTAAAATGCCTGAAGTAACGAAATATGACAAATTCGAATATGCAGACATGACAGATGCATTTGATGCCGGTTATGACTGGGGTGAAAATCTAGTTGACAGTGCAAAAGACTTTGACTTGATGGATATGCTCGGTTTCGATATGCCTGACATTCCAACTGAAGCCGATTACGCTGATGTATTGGAGCAACTAGGTTCTGGCAATATCCCAACTTTAGAAGAAATGGGAGGGATACCTGGAGCAGAAGATGGTGGTGGAGCTGGAGATTTAGGTGGTTCCGCGGCTGATAAAACTGGTGGAGCTGGAAGTGGTAGCGACTCTGCTGGGGATGCGTTAGATGAAATAGCAGATAATACAGGTGATATGAAAGATGCACTTGATATGTCTCAAGAAGATCTAAAATATTTAAGAGATTTAGCCGCAAGAAATATCGTTAATCGCAATACTGTTAACCAAGAATATAATGTTAATTTAGGTGGAGTAAATAATACAGTAAGTAAAGAACAAGATTTAGATGGTGTCGTAGATTATATTGTTGGTGGTTTACAAGATGCTATGATGAAATCAGCGGAAGGGGTGCATGACTAATGGCCTTCAAGTGAAATAATATCGGTACAGCTAAAAAGAAGCCCTTGAGGCTTCTTTTTTTGATGTTTAGTAGTTATACTAGTTACAAATATAGAATGGTGCTAGGGGATAAAAAATGAGCTATAATCAAGAACTCAAAAAATTAATGGATCGTAAAGAAATTACTCAAAAACAATTAGCTGATTTGACTGGACTAGGTAAGTCCTCAATTAGTCAGTACATTTCAGGTAAAAATGAACCATCTGAAAGAAATAAAAAAATATTGATGAATGCACTGGAGGTAGAAGCAGATTTTTTAGAAGAATCCGAATCAATGCCCTATGAGTATGGAAATGTGCCCATAGAGACAGCTGCTAAATTAATGGGTAAATCTAAACAATTCATAAGAGTCGGCTTACAGCAAGGAGTGTTTGAGTTTGGTTATGCTGTAAAGATGATTGGTCGCTATTCTTATCATATTAGTCCTAAAAAATTCTATGAATATATTGGAATGAAATTGAAATAAACGTACATTTTCCGTACAGATAATTTCAAGAAAGCTTATTTTTAATAAATAATGTGTATAATAAGAATAGCAAAACGCTTTAAAATCAACGTAATATAATAGAAGAAACATTTACTTGATTGAGTGGGAATAACAAACGAAAAGCCTGTAAGTATTGGAAACAATACTTACAGGCTTTTTTTTATGTTTTAATTCCGTTTGTTTAATAAATCTATTTTTATCTGCCATCTCTTTTGCTTATTTTGGTAAGGGTATGGATGTTCTTTTTTATTTTTTAAACCAATTAAATATTGAAAAAGAAGTTTTTTTGTAAACTTTATTATAAATAGCTCTTTTAGGATTCTTTACATATTCCATCCCTTTTTTACCGTAACCAGGAACTACAGCTTTTTTAACTGCTCTTTTAGCTTTACCAGTAGTTCGTGCTGAAAAAGATTTTTTTATACTAGGTTTCCTCATACCAAATTTCAT